CTAAAAAACGAACCAGTGCTAGGATTTTTAAACCATTTATCAGGGCTAAACATTATGCAAACGCCAGTTGTGCTGCGCCAAGCAAAATAGAGTTATCTGCTTTGACAATGTAAGGTAAAACATCATAAGCGTTGTTCGCAGATGATAGCGTGATACCACCAGCCGCAGGGCTTTCGTAATCACCATGCAGTGACAGTGTTGCAGCCGAACCGCTTGATGGCTGAATGAGTATTATAACGCCTGTCTGTCCAATCTGACTAGCTTCAGTAGTTGGTGCAGCAAGAGTGTTAGAACCAGCAGCTAATGTGACTATAAAGTTCTGATATGTGTCAAAGTCAAGCACACCGCTGGTTGCTGACAAAGCCGCTGTGTATGTGCTTGGTACTTGTGCTTTTGTGAACGTGCTTTGTGCGTTTGTTGCCACAATGTTTGCAGCAGCTAAACCAGTAAGCTGTGAGGCTGCTATGCTTTTGTTTGTGAGTGTCTGCGTTGCTACAGTGCTAACTAACTCACCATCACCACCCGGCGGCAGGGTTAGTGTGTTTGTAACAGTTGCTGAGTGTGGTTGCGACTTAACAGTCTGACCGTGGGTATTTGATTCACAGTTAAATACTAAAGTGCCGGGATTAGTGTTGCCTTTCAGAACTGTTTTACCAGTACCATTTGGGTTCAATTCAATATCAGCATTAGATGTGGTCACAATATCCTGACCATTCATATCTAAATCACCGCCCAGTTGCGGTGTTGTATCGCCTACAACATCAGACAAGCCCCCACCAGCACTACCGTCTGAACCGCTGTAACTAAAATCAACGCGGATTCCATCAGAGTTGCTAAAGCTACCATTCGCTGCAAGATGCCCGACTGGAACCTTGGTATAGCCTGATGCGTTTGTGACTGCGCCTGTCACCTTAAACAAAGCAAAGGTTGCTGGCGTACCTTCTTTTTCAATATGAATTATGCCTCTGGCTGTAGAATTGACAGCATCATCAAAGCTCTGAACAAACGTAGATATTGTTGCACCGTTGTCGTCTACATCGTCAAAGTACATCTCTGTGACAGAAGCAATCGTGCCGTTGTTCAATGCCAGTTTGCCAGCACCGGGGTCAGCATCAGATGTGCTAGTGTTGAAAGTCATCTGCATACCAGCAGAGTTGCCTGTCGCGCCAGTATTACCAGTGACTAGGCCAAAGGCCAAGGCAAGCGCACCAGAACTGGCTGTATAGGTTGCAGACGCCGTAGGAGAGCCACCAGCCGACACTGCCGATACAGATGCCGTGACAGTGTCTACCTTGCCCTCAGTAACCGTCAAATCGCCGCTACCGTCAAAGCTCAGCAGCTTGTTAGCTCGATCACTGCTTGATGTTGTAAACTCAGATGTTGCAATGACGTTGGTCTGCGACACTTTGAGCGATCTGCCTACAGCTTCATCGAGCTGCTGCGTAATCATGGTCAGCCGGTCGAGCGCATCCTCATGGCTTTCTGCCGGAAACGGATCGTTGGCAACATAATCTGTAGCCTGGGTCAGTGTCAGCTTGCGTAGGATAACGACAGTTTCGCCAGAGGCCGGCACGTTGCCGGTGGTAAACGTCACGTTGCCGCCGCTGTCAGTCCCGGCGCCAGATACCGTGTAATGTGTCGTCAGCGTCTTGGTTGTTTCAACGCCAGCTGATGATCGGATAATAACCGTCAGATCAGCATCTGCGAATATCTTGAACCCGTAAGCAAACGCGGTTGTGCTGCCGTTGCCAGAGTAGCTGGCACGGTTGGTCGTCGTTGAAACTGTCATTACTGCACTCCTGCTTCTCTTAGGGCATTACGTTCAGCCAATCTAAGCGATAGATCCTGATTGCCTGGCTGGGACAACAGCACCGGCAATGCCGCACGATAGAACCGCGCTTCAGCGTTTTTGATCATGCTTTTGCGTCGATCATCGTCAGCGCTTGCATAAAGTGGGTGCGCCATCAGGACTTTTAGATAATCTCTGAACGGGTATACCGCCGGGCCTTGCTGCCTATCGCCTCTGGTTGTCACCATCGTCAAAGGCAACGCCACATCATTTTTAGCAATTCTGGTCAGCTCGCCTCGATTGCGCTCACTAAGCGACACGCCCATGATTTTCTTTTTGTCGCGGCTTTCTGTCAGTGGCGCGCCCAGTCTAATAAGCTCTCGGTGATACGGCTCAACATCCTCGCCAAAGGCCAGCTTAAACGGCGTGACGCTAGACCAGACAGCTGCCACCGGGTTGATGTCAAATCTCAGCCCTTTGGTTTTCTGCTCGCCCAGCATATCGTATTGGAACGCATAATTTTCTTCTATCTTTTTAACATACGGAATGTTCATTACTTGCTGTTCCCAGCCCCAGGCCACTTGCTCGTAGAACATCTTTGACCAGCTGGCGTCCTGCCAGTTTTTCACAGTGCCAACTAGGCTATATGGTACTTTTGAATGTGGGTTGTCCGTGCCTTGGCTTTCATCATAAAGTCGTTGTACATCCTCAACACTGTAATATTGATATGGCTGATCGACCTTTTTCTTGGCGTTGTCCCCGGTTAGTTTTTCTACATTTCTCACCACCGCAGAAAACGGGATAGGAAATACAGCAACCGTACCGCCTAAAAACCCGTCAGTAATCATGCTAGGGTCTTCGTATTGGAACGCCTTGTATATGGTGCCTATTCCCTGCAACATCGGCAGATCGCGGAAATACTCCATAGTTGCCATAGTACCCGCGCTAAGTAGATTTAGCCGGTCTTCTGGGTCAACAAACATTGTCTGATGCCTAGCTGTGCTGGCAGCTATGCCAATAAACGCGCTGACCGGCTCCAGTCCTTGATAGCTAATGTATCTCAGATCACCATTGGGCAAGCCTGTCTCTTTGTTATAAAGAGGCAACGGATCGCCGTCAGCGTCCACTGGAAAATCAGCCCCGCGAAACACAAAGCTATAAGGTTGCCAGCCAGGCGGTAGCATCTTTTGCAGCTGCTTATCTGCTGGGTAAGACCCCGTAACACGGCCATTCAGCGCTAGTTCATGGAAGCCGTACATGGTCATGGTTCCCATTGCTAGTCTGCCATAAGCGCGATCTCTTGCTTGCGGCCCGTTCTTACCAAGCAATGTATCTCTGGTTTTGCTTGATCCAGGGTTTAAAGCTAGAACGGCTTGAATTAACGGGTGGCCTTCTGCATTTATCTTGATTGTATTTGTTGGCGCTTTGGCAAACGGCATGGTCAACTTGCCAAGCACATTGCCGCGAAACGCATTAGTAAATTTACCAATGACGCCATCGCCAAGATCAGTTGTCATGGTCGCGTATCGACCAGCTGCATCCATTTCATCTGTGGCATACTTAGGGTCAAGCAACACCATCATGGCGTCATCCATTGCCTCGGTGTCATCGCGCCCCATATGCTTTGATCTGCGATATGCGCGCACTGACTCTTCATACAGCGCGCCTCTAGATGCGATTGTTTTGAAAAAGTCGTCAGCAAACATAAGACCGCGACCGGGCAACCGAATCACACGCCCCATAAAATCAACAGCATTGCCCACGCTGTTATTGTCAATCCCAAGGTTTTCTCTGTCTATTGCTCTAAACGATGCACCCTCAACCTTTTGCAACGGATCAGCTGCTGACTCGTCAGCAAACCCTTTGGCGGCTAACGTCCAAGCATCACCCATAGATTGACCCATGCCATGAACACGCGCAAAAACATCCTCAAAATGTACGCCGTCTGGATCGGGATCACGTCCAGCTAGTCTGGCGCCAGTGCGAAAAACTGTGCCTACACTCGCAGACATAAGGTCAGTCAGCACGTTGTAGATCATAAACAGCGGTGTGCCTAAACCGTTTTTGATTTGTGTAGGAAAATAGGAAAGCAACCCATTCATGTAGACTTCCATCCACACGCCCTCTATTTTCTGGCTCCACGCGCCGGCAGCGTATTTATTAGCGTTAACCTGGCCACCCTCTGCCAAGGCGTCGAGATATCCCTTAGCCATTTTCTTGACAAGCCCGGTGCCGCCAGAATCTGTCAGTATAGCATCCATCACATCAGCCGGCACTTGGGTGCCGACGGGTATCTTAAAGGCTTGCATAGCTCTGGCGATCTCTGTCTGTGCGCCTTTGGCCTTCATCTGTATCCCAGCATGAATTGACATCTGCCGTCTAAAATCGACCATAGCCTTGGGGCTAGCTAGACCGCTTTGTATCTGAACAGCCATTTCCTGCAACTTAGCACCAGATCTTTGCAGCAAAATCCTAAGCGCGGTCATCTCTTCAGCGTTTAGAGCTTTGCCTGACTGTTTGCGTAAAATGCTTCTGGTAAAGCCAACCTCATCAGCAAGCAGCTCGCCAGCGTTTGCCAGCGTTTCTTGGTTGGTAACAATGCCTCGTTTTTCTGCCTCAGTAGGGTTTCTGATAATATCTGACATTGCGTTGACAACGCGGTTGATATCTTCGCCGCCTTCGAAATTGTCAAAATTAAAATCAATGCCTACGCCATCATCGACCATGCCCGGCTCTGTAGCCATGCGTATTAGATCATTGGCATCACCAGGATCAGCAATAGCCGACTCGCTTCTAGCCACAGTATCAAGTGGGCTCTGTGCCAATTGTGCTTTTTTGGTGACCTGTTCATTGCTAATAGGATCTGGATCAGCTGGCTCGAACAGATCCGGCTGATCAGCCAGCTCACGTTCTGTGGGCGTTGCAATAGCAGTCCGTGCGTCACCGCCGGATGCTTCCAGCCTAGCCTGGCCTTCTGGTGATAGCGCGTCTTTAGCAAGCGCCTCTTGTGTTGCTTGGCGCGTTGTACCTTCTGGCGCAATGCCCTCGGTGATAGGCTCCGCGACGCGGCCAGCCACGCCGTCTTCTAGTGTCTCACGCGCTGTGCCAGGTGCAGCTTTTCTACTTTGTTGCAGAATAATTCTAAGCGCGTTGGCGTTTTGGATGCCTTCGTCTACTTGGGGCTGAGTGTCGGCGAATTGCGTCACGCCCCCGGTGCGTAGCGCACGGGCTGCTTGTTGTCCTGGTGTTGCCATGAAAGCTCCAAAGAAAAAGGCGCCCCAAAAGGACGCCCATCTTAGTTATTTCTATTACATTTCTGAGGCGTTGGCTACAGTATTTTGAGCGGCGCCAGTGTCTAATAAACTCAAGCCGCCAAGGGATAGTAATGGTATTGAGCCCTGCATAAACTTTTTAAAGACCTCATCTTTTGATTGATTCAACGCTTGAGCGGTAACGTCAACCCGCTCATCAATCAGTTCAACGATTGTTTTTGGAGCTGACCCCAGCCCAGTTTTTTCACCGTTAGCAAACCAAGACAATGATTGCGCTTCGGCTGGCTGCACACCCAAATTTTCTGCGACTTTTTTGTATATGTCGCTAAATATTGCATATTCCGTTTGCACGCTTTCACCGTTAATTTTTTGGCTTGCGAGTGTATCGTCAATCATATTTGCCACATTCAAAGATGACGGGTCTGCTTCATATTGAGCGCGCAGTTCTTTTGTTTTTGCAGCAGTTTTGCCGCCGATAAATTGAATGGGAACAGAACCCGGCTCAATTTCGTTCATCGCACTAAAGACAGCTCTGATAGCGTGTGTGTCGGCTGTTACGCCAGCAAAATTACCTGACACGTTTTCAACAAATGTTGCTGGTTTTGGGTTTGTATTAAAATTGAAACCACCCGCTGCTGCGTCATCAACTAGACGTTGATGTATTCCACCGGGGCCAATCATCATGGGGTAACCTTTTTCATTAATACCGTCACCGCCAGGGCCGATAATGTCTGACAGCTCTAGGCCAGCTTTTTGTTTTGCTGTGACAATGCTTGCGCTTCTTAAATTATCTTCTGTTTTTGTGCGTGGGCTTGTTGCTGCATAATTTTCTGCAAATTTTCTGAGCTGCGATCTGGCGGTTTTTTCAGGAATACCAAGCGATACAGCTTTATCTATAATTGGGCCAGTATGATAGAAAAACTGCACATTAGTGCCAACAAACGGTTTGGCACGTTCTGCCAAAACATCTGCAATTTTATCAGACATTTCAATAACTTTGGCACCTCTGTTAAATTTAGGAAGAGGCTTGCCTTCTGGCGCCCTTGGTACTGGCGTTTCTTTTTGTGGCGCGGTTGTCTTTTGGTAGTCTAAATCAAACAGTGGTTGGTCTGTTCTAGGCTGAGTTCGTTTGGCAACCGGCAATTTCATTTGCTCTGCCCTAGCGTCTAAGACCGTTTTCATTTCTTCTGTTGATGGCCTTACACTGCGTCCAATCATTGACAATGTTTCGTCAATCATTGGCATAGGATCAGCCCCAGCAGTCAACGTGGTGCCGGTGTCTTGAGCGCGCTCCGCTATCCGAGCATCAGCTGCTTGGCCAGCTTCATCAGCAAATCGTGCCGTTGCATTGGTGGCCTTCGCTAATGTTTCACCCGCTTTGCGAAACAGCTCCGGCGTATCTTTAATGCGTTTCAAGGTGCCTATAACTTGATCAGCAACGGCGCCTATGATCGTACCTTCCCCAGCTTGTATCAGACGTTGCTTGAGGCGGTCAGAGGCATCAGATTCGCCGTCTACATCTACAGCTAAAAAGTTCATAGCCTCTGGTAACAGGCTGACATCTCGTAGCATTGTGATGAAGCCGCCGTCTTCTGGGTTAAAAAAGGCGTCAGACAAAGCAGCTTTTGGAATCGTGCTGCCCGGTGATACGACCATGCCAGATCCAAACTGTACAAAATCTCTAGCTATTTGGCCGATCATTCCTTTTGGCTCAGCGACCTCTGGCAATCGAGGGGCTGGTATATTGAGCTGTATTTCCGCGCCTTCTCTCGTCAGCCCAGACTGTGTTAAAAAATCTTCACCGGCTTCAGTTAATAGCTCTGCGCCCAAATCCATAGCGCCTTGAGCCATATCACGCACACCGCCGCCCACTACTCGCGTGATATCCTCTTTAACCTGTTCGCCAGCTTGCTCAAGCTCGCTGATAGGCGTTCCCATGACTTGCATTTCTGGTTCAGGCTTTTTAATAGAGCCCATGAGATAGCGCTGTGCATCAGCTGCGTCGTAGGCGTTTAGCTGTTCTGATTCGTAATCCAATGCTAATCCCTCAACAGTTTTTCATAGCTTTTAATTGTTTGCACTACGCCGCGCGTCAAAGGATCTTGCGGATTTGGCCTCAATCGTTCCTGCAAAAATACTTTTGCGGCTTCGATATCTGAAGGCAACCCCGGCATCGTTCTTTGTTGGCCTAGTATATAAGACGTAAGCGCTTCGCCCATCATCTGTTTATATTCGACATCATTAGCGGCTATAATCTCACGCGCTTTCTTTACTGTAGCCTGATAGGTTGCCCCAGCCCCTCCGTCTTCGCCGGTCGTGTTCAGCCAATCATCAAGCTCAAACATACTTTGCTGGTACATAGCGTCAGACGCGTCACCTAGCGCATTGTTACTGTCTTTAAACTCATTATATCGCAGTCTGCTTCCGATTAAGCCCTTTGCGGCTGTGCGGCCTTCTTTGCCTTCAGTGATAGCACGTTTCATAAATGCGTTATAATCAGTCGTTGATAACCTATCTGCAAACGTTTCAACCAAGGCCACAGTCAGAGTGTTGTCGTTATCAGCTTTGTTTAAACCTCTAAGAGCTTCTTTTGTGGTTTTAATATCAGTGCCGGCTGTTGTTTTCTGTAGACCCAGTACCTTCTCAGCTGCGTTGCGCTCTGCTGCTGTATAGAAATTATCTTTTAGCAATTCTTTGTGCAGCTCTTTTGCAGCGGTCATCGCATCTGCATCGGCTGTATCGACATTGATGATTGTCTGAAAATTCTTTTTGTTTTCTTCGTCTGCTTTTTCTTCGTCGGCCTCTTCTGCTTCGCGGCGCTCTGTATCGATTTTGTTTCCTAGCGTGAACATGTCGCCAATCAACTTTACTTGATCACCCGCGTCCATTTGGTTGATCACTGATTGCATCACAGGATCTTGTATATCACCTTCTGCGATTTGCAGTACGACAGCCTCAGCAGATGGCGCTTCAGTCATAATGCCTAAAAACGTCTGACGCACTGTGTCATCAGCTGCGGCGCGTTTTCTTTTCTCACCCTCATCAGCAGTAATGATGTTGTTAGTTACGGCTTTGTTAATATCAGCAACCAGATCCGTGTATGCAACTGTCCTTTCCTGCACAGTGCGATTACGCACATCACCCGCAATATTGACACGCTTGTTTGTGTTGCTCTCTAGTATGGCAGCGTCGGCTTTCTGGGCTCGATCACGCACTGATACAAAAGCGGCTCTTGATAGTTTTGCAGCTTCCGATTCTTTAATATATCCATCCGCTGCCATTTGCTCATAATGGCCAACTATATTTTTTGATGGATCGCCAAACAGTTTTTCATTTGCAATAGTTCGTTGGGCTTGGTTGCCCATCACAATTTCGTCTCTTAGCTCATCAGCTTTGCGAAACCCGTTAGCCTTGTTTTGATCAATAAGCCGGTTACGGGCGCCCTGGTTGACGTTAATGGTGAATGTATTGAGACTGTCGCGCGCATTTTTTTGGAACGCTCGACGCACACGCTTGTCATCAATGTTAGATAAAATGGTGTTAATTTTTTGTTGACCAAGAGAGGCAAACCCCTGTGTGCCTTTATTTGGCTGGTCATATAGAACATCGTTAGGTGTTCGCGTTGTTTGCTGTTGCTCTAGCTGTTGCAGCTCTTGCTTTAGCTCAAACTCAGCATCGTCTAGCTCAGACTGTCTTTTGATCTTTTGTTCATTTGCATAATAATCAACAGCTAGTTTTTCAGCTGCCGACACAAATTCACCAGCAGCGCGCAACCCAGCAGACAAAGCGCCGGGGTTTGCTTGAACACTAAACATGGTAGCGCCGGTTTTTTCTGTTACAGCTGTTTGCTGTCGGTATGTTGGTACTTTCATTATGATGCCGCATATATTGAGGTTGCTGTTTGCATTAGGCTTTGTGCAGCTCTGGCTTTGCCTCTGGTTGCCGCTGCCTTGCCATACATTCTGTTGAGCTGGCCTTGCAATCGTGACTCCACGCCTTTTTCGCGCAGTGTCTGAGCGCCGACAGCAGCGTTGTATCTGCGTGTTTCTATCTCGGCGTCGGCCTCTTGCGCATTGGCCAGCGCTACTTTAAGCGGTGTGCCTTCCTCAGCAATCCAGCCATTATAGCGATATGCCTGTTGTGTGGCGTCTTGTAGATCTTGGAAATCTTCACGGAACTGAACAATCTTTTGCTCTTCGGTAAATACCAGCTGGGCTGCTTCCTGGTCAGCGGCCTTAGCATTGCGCTCGTTGACATCAGCGTTAAAGTTATATGCCGCTTGTTCCTGTTGACCAGCCTGATATTCAAACAAAAAGCCCATTTAACTTACCTTTGCGATTCTCATGTAGTCTGCTTGTTCCGGGCCGTATTTACGCATCAGCCCCTCTTCTTCAAATCCCATAAGCCGGGCAAAGCGCCGCGCTGCTGGCCAGTCTGCCTTGCACACGCCCTGCACTCGCCACAGTTTGTTTTGCTCTACTACGACATCCATCACGTCTGTCTTGGCAAATCTTATGAATGGTCTGACATTTTCATGTATTTTGCTGGATGCAATAAACCACGCCTCACCGACGCCCGGCCACATATCCACAATGCCGCAGCAGCACAATATGTAACCATTTTCTATAAGAGTGTATGACCAGCCAGGTTGCTGTAATGTTTCGGCGTATGATCGCATATAGCCTATGTTCTTGACCGCGCCATCGTTTAGGTCGCCATCCATAAGCTCATAAAGATGAGCCTCTTCGTAGTCTAAAATTCTCACTGATCAAATGTAATCAGCCGCGGGAAGATGCCGATTATGGTCAGCGGCAGCGGCTGATCCTGCCGGACAACCACAAAACCATCTGTGTCAAACCCACCTCTGAACTCTATCTCTTTATCGCCAGTGAACAGCGGTATCGCCGCGCTCATGGCTTGCGCTGATGATCTGAACGGTATGCGATCAAGCTCTGTTTCCGAGCTGCCCACCGTGACACCGACTGTGCGAAACAATCTAAGCACTACCTCATGGATGCGTTTGATTTTACCTTGGGCTGTGCCTTCGGTGCCGCCAGCCTCAATACGCATGGTTTGCAATGTTGAGTTATAATTTAATCCGATATGCGCTTTAGTTACAGCAAAGTCTAAGGTGATTGCACCAGAGCTGACGGTTTTATTGGGATGCGTTGCGCCGTTTGCTAGTATTGAGACAACTTCGCCCTCTAAGTGGCTGAGCCCACTGATAGATGTGGCTGATGCGCCTGAGTATGTCAGGCCGCTATCTATAAAGAACGCATCCTCAACATCTGTGCCAAAATCAAAGCTGCTAAAATATTCTACATATCGTTTTGTCGCGCCATTAACTGTGCGCTGCACAATCAAATAGGTGTCATCCTCATTGAGATCACCGGGTATCGTTGCCACACTCTCAACCAATGCATGGGTCTGATCTGTTGTTGTAAGCCTGGTGGTGTCCGAGCTGACGACAGATAAGAAGCCTGTCGGTGTCGGGCTTGTCTCTTCTATAGTAACAACAGCAGCTGCCGGGTTGGCTACGGTGAAATCAGCATGGGCGTTGATTGCTGTAAAGATATTGTCAGCAGTGGTGTTGTTATTAGTATTTGGCCTAAAACCCAAAGATGATGACGGGTCAGAGCTACCAGCTGCCTCTGATGTAAAGGTTACAGTCGTGCCATCACTTTTGGTGAAGGTCAGTGTCGTGCCAGTGGCTATGTTGGCGTAGTCGCTGACCGTAACAGTGCAAGCGCCAGATCTGCCGCCAATGATATGCTCATGCCAAGCAATGACGTTTTCTTCGCGCCGATAGGTCATGCCGGCAAATAGGCCATTCTCCAACACGCACCAGACGACGTTGTCTGGCTCTTGTTGCAGTGACATCTCTTTAATGCCGGTATCGGTGATATGCTCTGCCAGTAGCGTCAGATCGGGTGCCTGATAGCTATCTGTGTTGAGATCAAACACCAGCTCACGCAGTTTACGCTTTGCGCGCTGCACAAACAGCGTCACGTTGGCCACCTGTACGGGTTGGATGTCTGCCGAGCCATATGTGGCCTGACGCTTCACAACGGCGTTTGTAGGGCTCAGAGGGGCGTCTTCCGAGCTTGTGACCACAAACTCACCGCCAGACGTGCCAACCAGCAGTACACGGCCAGCCTGTAGGTATCTGATGATGTTGACCTGGTTAGATCCTAATGTGTAGGTCAGTGCGTCATCAGCGTCGGTGCCGTCTGCAAAATCCTCAAAGCTGCCACCAACTGAAAAGAACAGTGTCTGTGGCTGGGCTGTTGTTGATGCAAACACCAAGCGCTGTTCATAGAACGCCACAGCTGATGGAAAGCCGGTGGTCGTTGAAAACGCACCAAGCGAAAACTCTGTTGTGGCTGTCAGGTCGCCAGTGATCGTAACACTGTCGCCAGCAGCTTCATCAGTGAGATCAGCGCTTGGCGCCAGCAACAAAGTGTCTTCCGTCACTTTTACTATGATGGCCGAGGTTTCGTTATTGTTGCCAGTGGTAAACCCGGTGACCGTAATCTTTTGCCCGACTTTGAATCCTTGGGCTACAAACTGCCCGGCTGTGTCCTGATAGCGGTCATTGTGTTCCAGGCCGGTTGATGACGGGTCGCCCTCATGGGCTGATATTGTGGTGGCTGTATAGCTGGGCATTAGCTCTGCCCGGCCATCAGCGTTGGTCTGCACGGATGTTGCAACCACAGTAGCGCTGGTAAACCCGGTAATCTTGGTTACACCATCATGCACCTTGATCAGCCGGCCAACGTCGGTGCTAACAAATGTGCTGGTGCTGGCGGTCACATTAACCGTGCCGGTGCGGCCTGATGCCAGAAATGTTGTCGCGGTGGTGTTTTCGTCTTGAAACGGCCCCCGCAGAAAATCGACCTCGGCTATCGTCCAGGCTGTGTGGCTGGTTCTGGTGATCTTGCGCGGCGAAAAGTCAGGGTGCGCCACATACATAACGTCAGCGCTTTGCGTGAATTTTATCTTGGCAAGATCAGTGTGAGCATACGGCGTTGTGACCTCAATAGGGTCACTGCTGCCATCAACGACTGTGCCACCGTCTTTGTGAATCCTAAAATACTGATCGCCAAACTCCAGAATATAGGTTTGCTCGACGTTAAACTCAAACGGGATTAGACGCACATTATGGGCGCTGTTCTTGACCTCACGCACAAAGATAGTGCCGGGGCGCCGGCTGGCACCGCCATGCGGATGCACAATAAAATTCTGTAGTTTCTTACAGCCATTGAAATATTTTTGCAGATCGGTGCGGCCATCGAGCCTCGGGCTCAGCTCACCGGCTGTAAAGTTAGTAAAGGCTGGCGACGCTTTGGCCATTTAAAATCTCGCGTTGATAAATGTATCAGCAGCAACCGTTCTGCTTTCAGTAACAACAGACGTATTGATTGCGTTGTCCTCAGTCGCATCAACAAACCGTGCCTCGGTCAATTTGGTTTGGTATAGGCTATACATATTAGAGCCAAGCGCTGATGAGCCGACCAGCGGATAGGCAAGGTCTGCGGCCAGCGCAGCTGCCAGTGTTTCTATTAAAAGCGTGTCGTACTCGTTCACGTCAGTGACGCGCGCTATGTATATCATCTGGATTGTGCTTTCGTTGCACAACAGTTTGCGCCCCTCTACCCGGTACAGGATATTGGCATCGCTCAGACCCAACACACGCAAACAGAACGGATCGGTCGGCAATGTGAATTGCTGTGTAAATTCAAAAACAGGGGTGGCGGTATCTGGCGCCAGAGCGACGCGGGTGGTCAGGCTGTTCCAAGGATGAGCCCGGAATGTTGCATCTCGCACAAAGTCATAGCGCTGGTTGCACAGCCGTGCCGCCTTGCTGTCCTCAGTAAGCGCAATAATATTAGACGCGCCGATCTGATTGAGTGCGCTGTTACAAATATCAACAACAGATGCCATGAAACCCTCATAAAAGAAAAGGCCAGCCCAACACTGAGCTGGACTGGCCTATTGGTTAGTTTACGACGTATTCAATGACAAACGCCATATCACCCAGTGTTCCACCAGTTGCAGCAAATGTTGCCGCAATATAGTAGTAACCACCCGGATCAACGGTGTCGCTTGCTGCTGCACCAGCTATGATGTGTAGCTTTTGACCTGTGGTATTGAGGTCAGCTGCTTCATAGCGTAGTTCTGCCAGAGCTGCGCCGTCGGCAACAGCAGTCGCAAAACAATCTTCGTCAACAACAACGCCAGCTGTCGTGTAAGCACCAACATTGTATGTGCAGCTTCCACCCAGAGCATCCGCACCTACGCGCAAACTAATGATGTTTGCGTTAGTTGGGATTGGGGCAAGCATTACAATGTCATCATTGGTGCTGTCACCAGCTGCCAGAGCGACGCTGCCAGAAGCTATACGGACAACGCCGTGCAGATTCTGAGCATCACTGAACACATGAGGGCTGGCTTCAAAGTTAGCCACTAAGTCTGAATTTTTAGTAGTCATCACAAAGCTCCCTTATGCTGATTCATCGCAATCGATTTGGATCACTTTGGCCTCTTCCATACGGGTCGCACCAAACTGGGCGCAATAATAAACCTGTGTAGAATAAGACTTGTCAGCTCTCTCATCGATACGAGATTGAACGTCTTTACCGACTGCCAGCTTGAGGCCATCTTGAGCCCAAGCGAAACAGCTACGAATGTTGCCAGCTTTGGCAAGGCGAGTAGACACATGGAACTGAAAGCCCATGAATGTGTTTACCTCACCCTGTACCAGGGCTTTGACTGTGTTAAAGTCAGAGCTTGTGACAGAGGTGGTGTTTAACAACGCCTCGATTTGGTCTGGCCCCACAGCAATGTGCCGTGGAATTGATGGATCAACTGAACCCAGGTCAAGCAACTTCTTGGCCGAGATTAGTTTCGCCACAGTCAGATCAGCTGATCCGTTAGCAATCTGGTTTGCTGCAAGCATTGTTGTGCTTGTTGCACCAGCTTTGCCGGTCAGTGATGTGCCTATTGCTGCCTCGATGATTGCATCATCCATAGCACGACCCATAGCAGCAGCTGCCGCACGGGCATATGTGCTTGTAGGATCGATGAGCATCTGGACTTTGTCAGCGTCATCAATGAGATCAGCCCATTCATAGGCTTCCATAGTCACCATTCTGCGAGAATGGGGTGTTTCAACCATCGGTGTATCCGAATGGCGTGATGTGCGTTTTCGTACCCGCTACGGTTTTCACCGCCAGCTTTCGCTGTTTGGAGTCTGGACTATCCCTTCACCCTCAACCGAATTGTTAGGGGTCTGCCGTCTAGTCTCTACACGTTCCCTTTCGGGCTTCGCTCGGGATTAGCATTTTACAGCCTTCCCCGAATTTGACAGATTTTCAGAACAAACTTTCGCTTGATCTAGGCAAAATTTACCGCCGCAGCCGAGCCAACCTGATCGAAAAAAGCCTTTTCTCCGACCACTGATTCCTCTTCGACGCCGCCCCGTAGGATCGACCCCATCTGCTGAGAAAGCAGCTGTACGTTGGTGCTAAACTGCTGGGAAAACGCGGTTGAGATTTGTGCAGACATATCAATGTCTCCCTTTGCGTTTGCAGTTAAATGGCTTGCTACCCGCCGAAATGACGGACAAAGGTTTTTGCAGTACGGATGCGCCGACCGGGGCTATGCAGCTTGTCCGGGTTTTTGCTTCGGTGTCTTGGCTAATTGGGCGCTGGGCTTGTCAATCGGCTTTAAACACCATTGCAAATTCTTTTCTGCCTGTTCCAATGGGTTCTGGATCACAGCGTGTGTGCCGGCTTCCATCGTCAGGCGTAAAACTTCTAGCCGGAACTCTCTATCCTCATGCTCCGACATTTAACATTTCCTGATATCTCAGCCCTTCTTGCACATAGAACTGATGCTCAGGATGGCGCTGATCCCAGTATGGTGAGCCTGGCGCTCTGATCTCTGAGAGCTTGGCTCTGGCATCATCAGGCGCTAGACCGCCGGATGACTTGGTGCCGGCCAGTACATCTTCGCCAATCTTGCTGTTTATAAACTCGCTGACGTTCACCATCATCTTGATGATGCCGGGATGATCGCCGAGCAACCGGCCATCAGCCAGTTCAATCTCTGACAGCTCAGCTGAGCCGAACTCCTGCATGGCGGCGTTGCCATTGGTGATGCGATCTGCATAGGCAGCGCCATATTCTTTTTTAAGCTCAATCTCTGTTGTTTCGCGCATTTGCTGGATCTGACCTTCATCAGCGCCTACTTGTGTGCCGAGAAACTGATTATAGCCACCAAGCAGCTTTTGTGCTTGTGATGGTGTCAGGCCGGCTTCATGGGCTGCGCCTTTAAACCAGTTCAGCATATCGTCTGATTGCTCGATGCCTTCCGGCATTTCATTGGTCAGCTCGTAACCATCCGGCGCATCTGGCCGGCCTAGTCTGCGATACACCTCGCTCCAGTCTTCATCAGTGGCGTGTTTGCCCGGTATAGCCAGCTTATCAGCGCCGATCATTGACTGCGCGTTGACATAGCTTTTAGCCAGAGCCCCAACGTCGGTAATATGTTCTAATGACTTATGTCCCCGGATTTCTTCGGGAACGCTAGTGCGCCAATCGCTGGCGACAGACTGGGCTACCGTTGCATCGGCAACGACCTCAGCTACCTGTTCTTCACTCATCTTGTGTCATATCCTCTAATTGTTTGCGATCCCGCAGCATGGATCTGATAAAAAGCAAAACCGTGCGCTGCCCCTCACGGTAGGCCGTTTCACAAGGATCAGCCGAAAATGTTGTCGAATGTTCACAAAATCTCACACCCATATCATCAAGGATGCGTTTGCCGTCCTCACTGCCGAACACAGTTTTATAAAGCTGTATTGTATCTTCCGGCGTCATTCGGCTGCCTCAGATGCATCAATCGCTCTGACCATTGGTGCAGCATTGCCGGCAGCCTCAGCTGTTTGCATAAGCTGTTGCTGTTCTGCCATAGCCGCCTGTTGTTCCTGGCGCTGTGCGCGCAAGATAGCGACTTCCTGATCGCCTCTCACTGCCGTCGCCGGCACTGACAGGATCTTGATCAGGTGACGTGATATGCCGTCGCTGTCCACATAATCCATGATTGACGGATCAAGCTGCGATAACGGCGTCATCAGCTCTAGCAATCTGGTCATAGACTGTATGTCGCCCTGACGCTGTGCTTTGGCCAACGGGCTGACATAGATGATTTCTATGTTTGAGCCGGTCATAAACTCTGGCGCCGGGGCAAATGCCTTTTGCCGGGACAGGATGCTGTACACTCTTGTGATCAGCGGTTGCAGCAGCTCCTGGCTCAGTCTGCCGGTGAGCGGCCCCAGCAATCTCATTTTTTCTTCGGTGCGTTGAACCACCTCGGTGGCCGTCATTTGCGGCCCGGTGCCTAGTATCAGCTGGTCAACATAGAAAGCTGCACGGATAGCGCCGCGTCGTTGCTCTTCCATATTTAGACCAAGCGGGTTGTTTGCCCCTATATTTAGTGGTTCGATGCGGTCGCGTGTACCAGATCTATAAAAGTTCAGACCGCCCGGTACTGTTCTGACCGGCAACATAAAGCCGTCATCCGGCACCAGTAACGGCGGGTCAACCTGTTTTTGTGCTGCCCGGATCGTCACTTCGGACATACGGTTCAGCATTTTAATGTCTGCCAATGCCGTCATTGATGGCGACCGGCCATAGCCAAGCTCAAAAGAGCTTTTGCTAAAACGCGGCGCCATGTAGGGAAATTCATCAAAGCCGGATTCGGACAGTACGACCTTTTGATCAGGCTCGATATAGACTGAGGCAAACGGTTTGTTTTCAGCTGTGACCTTGGTTATGTCCCGATCATCACGGCTATAGACCGCATGAAGCAATGTGATTTCATCATAGGGATTATTCTGCGCGCGTTGCAGTATTTTACTGTTAAATTTTTCTTCACCGAATCGGTTCATGGCGGCTCTGGCCGGCATCTTGAACTGACGATAGACCGTATCGACCCGCCCCTTGTCATCCTCTGACAGGAAACATTCCTTGATATGGCGTGTGCTAAACCTGATCTGTTGCTCGTCGTCTTTATCCACAAACATCACAGCGGTGCCAAATGTCACCAGGTCGAGATATAGCTCGGCGATTTGTTCTTGAAAGTTAGAGCGGTTGAACGCCTGATACATAACGTCTTCAACGCCTTGCAACCATTCTTTGGCTTCATCGTCGCCGTTCAGCTCATCATCATTGTATCTCAGGCCAAACCAGCTAGTGCTGCCATTAGTCAGCATACCATGCAAAGAAGCCGCTAATAGCTCGGCTGCCAGTATGGCGGTGCCATCAAACACCAGCTCTGAGCGTTTATCGCCGGGCGAGCGGTTTTTTGTGACATCTGCCTTGCGCGGCACCACATAGTCAGCAATTTCCTGCCAATGCGCTTCCCATGTCTGGCGCTGTGTTTCCAGCGCATGAAAGCGTTTGATCAGGATTTGTGCGATTTCATCAGCCATTTAGCCACCCAGGAGCGTTTTGGATTCTGTAGGCGCATCACCCATCACGCCGGTCGTGCTGGTCATTATGGTGCCCGATTTCTTCTTTTTCTTTTTCTTTGGCGCACCTTCGCCCTGTTCGCCGGCATAGATGACATCATCAGGGTTATCCGGCTCTGCCGCATCTACTGGCTCATTCACCGGCTGCTGGCCACGCATGGCCGCTTCTTGTTCTTTTTTGCTTGGAACAATCCCGGCTATTTTACCAGTTTCCCGTATTATTTTTCTGAAGATACCGCCCATCATTTGCCTCCAAGTAGTGATTTATATTCGACTGGCGCCTCGGTGGTAACGCCCTGCGGCCCTGTCTTCTGGCTGGTTTTCATTGTCGCCTTGCCCTTTTGCTTTTTCTTGGTCTTTTCAGTCTCGGTGCTGGGCGCATCCACAACAGGATCAGGTGCTGGCGGCGGCGGCGG